CGCTGACCAAGGTGCTCACCGAAGGAACTGCGCTTCAGTTCTCGGTGTCTAGTGGCGGCACACTGCCGACTGGTATTTCTGCTAGCACGACCTATTACCTGTTCAACGTAAACGGGGTGCAGGCTAATTTGCTGGACGCTGCTGGGAATCTGGTTAACGTCACAGGCGCTGGCAGCGGGACATTCTCTATTTCACTGCTGGTGGATATCCCCACCATCCAGACATTCATCGCCGTTTCCGACGTAAACAGGTTTGTGTTTGCGTTTGGTTGCAATGACTATGGGTCGTCCACGATTGACCCGCTGCTAATTCGCTGGAGCGATCAAGATAATCTGTACGCTTGGACTCCGGACGCCACCAATCAGGCAGGCGCTATTAGGGTGTCGCACGGGTCATCTATCGTTGCGTCGCTTATTGCACGGCAGGAGGTTCTGGTATTTACGGATTCCAGCCTGTATTCGCTGCAATACTACGGCCCGCCGACTGTCTGGGGCGCTCAATTACTTGCGGACAATATCTCGATCATCGGTCAGAACGCCGCGACTATTGCGTCCGGTATCGTGTTCTGGATGGGCGTAGATAAGTTCTACATGTATGACGGTCGCGTTCAGACGCTTGATTGCGATCTGCGGCGCTTCGTATTTAGCGACATTAACACCCAGCAGTATCAGCAGGTATACGCCGGGTCGAACGAAGGCTTTAATGAAGTCTGGTGGTTTTATCCATCGGCATCTGCAAACCAGCCCGACCGCTACGTCATCTTCAATTACATGGAGAAGGCGTGGTACTACGGCACGATGTCCCGTACTGCGTGGCTGGATTCTGGCCTTCGCGCCGTGCCCATGGCGACTACTTATGATTCAAGCACTGGGCTTGGACGGGTAATTGCTCACGAGACCGGCATTAACGACAACACGACTGGTACGGCCACGGCACTCAATGCTTACATCGGGTCGTCTGAGTTTGACCTTGGTGACGGTAACAATTTCCAGTTTGTCTGGCGCGTATTGCCTGACCTCACGTTCGCAAACTCGTCCAACTCGCCGGATGGTAATGCTCCTCAAGTGACGATGGGCCTGTCCACCCTGCGTAACTCCGGCTCGGGTATCACTAAGACAGAGAATGAGCCTGTGTACCTGATTGCACCGTACACCATCTCTGACACCGAACAGTTCACTGGTCAGGTGTACACCCGCATCCGTGGCCGACAGATGATCCTCAAGATCTCGTCCAATCAAGTGAATACGGCGTGGCAGCTGGGCGCACCGCGCCTTGATATTCGCCCGGATGGCAGGCGATGAGTAATAGTTATCTTCGGTTTCCGCCCTCTCCGGGCCTGCCGCTTGCCCCGCAACAGTGGGGGCCGCTCTATCAGGACCAGTACTCCAACGTGCTGCGCCTGTACTTCAACCAACTGAGCAATAATCTCGGGCAACTTGCGTCTCCCCTTGGCGGTCAGCGCCTTAGCTTTCCGTTTGGTGCATTCAGCGACTCCACTACTCAAACAATCGCAAGTACGACAACCGCGTACCCGATCACGCTCGACACAACGAGCATCAGCAACGGGGTAAAACTTTCCAGCGGATCTAGGTTTGTTGTTGAACAAGAGGGGGTGTATAACTTACAGTTCAGCATCCAGTTCAACAGTAACAGCAACGCAGAGCAAGATGCTGATGTATGGGTTAGGCTAAACGGGGTTGATATACCGGCGTCTAACAGTCGATTTGGGCTACCCCCCAGAAAAAGTTCTGGCGACCCATTTCATACACTCGGCGCTTTGAATTTCGTGTCGAGCATGAAAGCCAATGACTACCTTCAGTTAGTGTGGTCTTCTACGAGTACCGATGTGTCAATCGTTAGTTATGCAACTGGCACAAGTCCGACGCGCCCAGCCATACCATCAGTGATTGCCTCATTAACTTTTGTGTCTGCCCTTGTGCAGTGATGCGGTTCAGGAGTTTGTATGCTCATCCCTAACAAGTTCAACGGTTACCAAGCGGGCCGGCGTACATACAACACCGGCATGGAGCCGCTCCTTATCGGCGCAGCCATTGGTGGAGGTAGCGCAGCGCTGCAAGGCGGAGACCCGCTTAAAGGCGCTCTTCTTGGTGGCTTGACGGGCGGTGTTGGAAGTGGGATCGCGGGCGCTCTTGCTGGTTCTGCGGGTGCGGGCGCTGCGGGTGCAGGTGCCGCCGAGCTTGCTTCTGTCGGTGCGACTGATGCGGCATCAGGACTGCTGGGTTCTCCGGGGGCGTTTTCTACCCCGATTAGTGTGGGCGACATCACGGCCCGCGCACTGCCAGCGTTTGATCAAGGCGCGGTTCAGGCCGGACTCGGCATTGGCCCTTCTGGGGCAGAATCGCTAGTGGGCGTTCCTTCGGGAGATTTTCTTCGTGAAGTGGCAAATTCTGCCGCGCCGTTTGAAGCAGGGTATTACAACCTTGGGCCAGCAGCGGAATCTGTAGCCACACAAGCCGCCCCAGAAGTTGCCCAAGCCGCCACCGCACAAGGGGGCGTTGCATCGCTCCCGGCTGCGCAGCCTCTATCTGTTATGGGGCAACAGGCCAGCCCAAATCTGGCTTTTGATACTCCTCGTCTGACGCAAGCCACATCTTCGGCCAAGCAAGGGCTGGCAGAGATGTGGGAAAAACTGCCGCTATCCAAGAAAGTTCTGTACGGCGGCACCGGCGCCCTTCTACTGCCTTCTCTGCTGAGTGGTAAAAACAAGGTTCCGGCACAAGCTCCCTACACTGGTCCGCTTTCGCGCTTCAGGTTTAACCCAGATACGTATCAAGCTGCGACTATTCCGACTCGTATGGCTCGTGGCGGTATTGCTGATCTGGGCTCATACTCTGATGGTGGCCGACTGCTCAAAGGCCCGGGCGACGGCATGTCCGATCACATCCCCGCAACGATCTCTAACAAGCGCCCTGCCCGTCTAGCTGATGGTGAGTTCGTGATCCCTGCTGACGTTGTGTCCCACCTTGGGAATGGCTCTACCGATGCTGGAGCGAAACAGTTGTACGCGATGATGGACCGAGTTCGTAAGGCGCGGACTGGTCGCAAGGCTCAGGGCAAACAGATTCGTCCACAGAAGCTCATGGTGGCATAAATGCTGATCCCAAATAAGTTCAACGGATTCTTTGCTGGTCGTCGCACTTACTTTGACGGCGGTGGTGGCGGCGGTGGTGGTGACGGCGCTGGGTTTGGTGGGGCCGAAGGAAGTAACTCCGCCGCTAACGCTGCTGCTGAAGCGGCCGCTACCGCCGCTGCTGCTGATGCAAACGCTGCCGTTGCTGCCGGCGGAAGCGGGAGCGATGGCGGAATTGGTGGGTCAGGAGTTCTTGGCGGGACTTCAGCGCAATACAATCCGTATAAACTCAACGAATACATCCCGCAACAAACGGATCGGCAGTTTTATCAGCCAATCTACAGGCCGCAATACACAAACTACGGCGGCGGAATCTCTGGCCTGAGTCAACAGCCTCAGCAAGAAATGCAACCCCAGCAGCCCAACATGCAGGATTACTTCTCTGGTGTTTCTGCTATGCCGTTCCGTGGTCAGCAGTTTGCGAGCTACGGACTGCCGTTTTCCGGGTATGACTGGCCCACTTACAGCAATGGTGGTGGAATCTCATCTCTGGTGCGCTAATGACGCTTTCTATCCAGTACGTTGATACTGCGTATGTCAATAGGGTATGGCCGTCTGTAGTTGGGTTTGTTGAAGAGGCGTTGACCAGCAGTCCTGACTTCCCGGACTGGTACGAGAACTACAACGCAGATCATGTGCAGGCGTTCCTAACATCTGGGAACTGGTTGTTGGTAGTTGCCATAGATGGCGATGGAAAGATTCACGGTGCTGCTACCGTGGCGTTTGCAAACTACCCAAAGCACCGGGTCGCGTTTGTAACGTCGATTGGCGGCAAACTTATTTCCGGTCCCGAGACGTTTCAGCAGTTCAAAGAGTTGCTAAAACAACGCGGGGCGACGAAAATCCAAGGGTACGGGCGCGACACCATCGTGCGGCTATGGAAGCGTTTTGGTTTTGAACCGAGGCTCACCTTGGTTGAAACACTGATTTAGGGGGTTATATGAGCGGCGGCGGCGGTGGTGGTCCTACTAGTAGCACAGTTACCCAAACTAACATACCTGACTGGCTGCGCCCTCAGGTTGAGACTGCTATTGGTGCAGCTACCAAAGAGTTGTTCACAACTAAGCCCGGCGAGGGCGGCACCACGGAAATCACGGGCGTTAAGCCATACACACCGTATAGCCAGAACCCTCAGGATTACGTAGCCGGCTTCTCCCCGCTTCAAGAGCAAGCGTTTGGGGGTGCAGCAAACCTGCGCGTTCCCGGGCAGTTTGGCGCCGCATCGTTCGGTACTCAGGGTGCCGCGCTTGGTGCGGCAGGCGCCGGTGATCGCTACATGAACATGGCGACCAACCCGTTTGCCACTCAGGCATTCATGTCCCCGTACATGCAGAACGTGGTGGACGTTCAGCAGCAGCAGGCGCAGCGTCAGTCGGATATTGCCAATCAAGCAATGAACGCCAAGTTCGCTCAACAGGGCGCTTTTGGCGGTGTTCGTCAAGGACTTGCCGGGGCTCAAGCGAACGCTGAGCTCATGCGCCAGAAGCAGAACATCCAAGCGACTGGACTTCAGAACGCATTCCAGCAAGCTCAGCAAGCTCAGCAATTTGGCTCCACTCTTGGACTGCAAGGCCTGAACACTGCTTTGGCTGGGTTTGGTCAGTTGGGCAATCTGGGCACTCAGCAGCTTGCAGCACAGCGCGACATTATCGGCACCCAGAATCAAATGGGGGCTCTCCAGCGCGAGCGCGAGCAGAACATCATCAACCAAGCCATTCAGAACTTTGGTCAGGCGCAAGAGAATCCGATGTTGCGCCTCAATCAATTCAACGCCCTGCTGCGTGGTTACGCTCAGCCGGGTCAAACGACGACCCAGTATCAGGCATCTGCTCCGCTGGCGTCACAACTGATTGGCGCGGGCACTGCCGCGTACGGCGCATCGAAGATGTTTGCCAAGGGCGGTGCTGTCAATATGGCTGGTGGCGGCTTGCCTGCTATCAACCGCAAGGTGCTGTTTGATCCTGACTCGGTTTCTTTGCCGCAGGTTCAGCAGAGCATGAGCAACGATAC